GTGACGCATATGCGTCACGCGACTTCATAGTGTAATTGGCACTCTACCGTGCCTGGTTTGACTCTCCTGAGTAGATACTGGGCAAGATTGCCCATATTTATTCTTCCCGAGAGTTGAATTCACGAATTACTTATTTTCTGCAGTATTCCTTACTGTGTCTGCGAAAGCGACAAAATTAGGAAACCCTTTTCTGGCTGATATTAGCCAGAAGCCCGTTTTTACGGGATCTAAAAAGTGTTTTGCAATTGATAATGAATATCCGTTAAATGATTTTGTAAAACCCATTTCTTTTGAAATGTGTGTATGTTTTCCCAAATTTTTGGGCCGTGTACTGCTACAACACACGGTTATAGTATATGTAGTATTTTTATGGTTTTCTATTGTACCTATTCAAACAATACACCCTGAAAAGGTTTGCCTACGAGCAATACCTTGCGTCTTAATTGACAGCATGATTCAGACTCTTTTGAGTCGATAGTTCACTGCGATAGTGAAGAGGATAACTAAACTTTTATAGTCACTAGCATATTCCTCCTTGGAGTAACTTTCTATATGTGAAGCAGGTTGAATCACTCCTGCACGGTCTTTATGGGGCTAGAACCGACTAGACGATAGTTCGGAACAATTCGAATACCTGACCAGGCGTGTACACCGCCGCCCTCTCACCATATGCCCTGTGCTTGCATAGGGAGTTGGTCTCGATACTCAAAGCATGAGTTACTGGTTTCGAACCCAGTGTACTATGATTGTTATTAGGTTGAGGGGGATCCTAACTTCATCCACATTCCCTTTTTTGGGTTTGTGGTTGAGTTGGGGTAGTACGTTTACTATTCCAATTTGACCATGAACTTTTTACACGACATTGATGAACAGTCCATTGGATTGTCCGAAATTGATTTGAGCTCAGTAGGAACTGAGCCTGAAAGCTTAGCGCCACTTGATTACGATCTTGACGTTATGCAAAATATGATTGACCAAGTCAACGAATATGAAGAGGTTTTTGCCGACCTCGATAATATGATACACAGAGAGTTTATGGCAGAAGTTTTTGTTGAGTTGAAACATAAGGTGCAGAACATGCGCCTGACTCGTTTTTACTCAAATTTGAGAAATTCATGTGGCTTTGTTTCATACAGACCACAAATGAGTTCAAAAACACCCAAAATTGATCCCAAAGATGCAGAGAAACTTGATCGCAAACTATGGGGTCCAGATGATTTTAAATACGCAGAAGATATCAAAACTGCGTTTAGGCAGAAATTTCAAGCCAAAGATCATCATAAACGTGGTAAGAAAAGGAAAAATTTCACACCACACATGGGCTTAGCCCAACTTGTAGCTGGAAATTTTGATGTACCAAGCTTTTTACTCGATGAAATTGAAGACATTGTTGCTTTATTAGTAGCATGTAAGGGGTGTGCCTCTTTAACTCAATTTTTATCTATTGTATTCTTGTATGTCAAAGCTCGAACAAATTTCTCAGTAGCACGTTCTGTTTACGAATATTGCTCAGAATTGTTTCACGACATTGAGTATGATGACAGACATAAACGTGCACGAGAATATACCAGCGCATTTGATGCACATTCTGGCACAGTTGGTGACAAACCAGCTTGGCTAAATTTGTTTTCTGATCTCGTCCAAAATTGGTCTTTGATTATCGATAATGGATTAACTGCACAGATTATGAAACTTATGTGCATGGTGGTGTCTCTAGGATTGTGTAGCACCACTGATTTGAACTTTTCTGTTAAAGGTTTTAAAATTTTTGACGCTGATGCATGTGTCAAAACTTTGGATACAAAGAGTCTCATTGATTCTATATTGAACTTTTTTCTTTATTTTGTTGAAGGAGCATGGATGTGCTTCCAAAAACGTAGTATCACACCTTTAATAGTTGGCAATGCTGATTCATCTGACATGGATGCCCAATACGCTGATATTTGTGCTATGTGGGATCTTGTGCGCAATGGAAATTTGAAAAAGATGCGCAATTTGGAAGATCATGAATTTGATATGACTCTTGAGAAATTTACGAGTCGTTTGAAATTATACATGAATTCAGCACCTGCTTTTGAACGTAAAATTGCTACGGATCGTTATACAAAATTGTTGACAATGCGTAATGATTACGTTTCATTGAAATTGGCAGGTTCAATTCGTGAAGCACCTTTTGCTATCGAATTGTTTGGCGAAAGTTCACAGGGAAAAACTACTTTAGGAGAACTTATTGAAAATTGTCTTTTACAGGCGGCTAAGCTGCCTATGGGAAAAGAGTATAGGACAATCATTAATTCTTCTGACAAGTTTGATCCTACGATGAAAACAAACACTATTGTTGTACGCGCAGATGACTTTGCGAATGACCGTTCTGATACAACAAATGTGAATATCACACGTATGATTTTGGATTACATAAACAATCAAATTGCCTATGCTAACAAGCCTGAGGCACAAGATAAGGGTAAGAGTTTTATTGAAGCTCTTTTGTTTATGTTGAGCACAAATGTAAAGGATTTGGCAGCTGGTGCTTATTCCAACTGTCCTTATTCAATTCAACGTCGTATGAATTATGTGATAACCGTCGAAGCTAAAAGAACTCTACAGAAAATTTCGAGTTCAGGAAAAGCTTGCGGTTTGGATTCATCTAAAGTGATCGCATCCCACACTGATGCAGATGGTGTTTATCGTCCACCTGAGATTGACGATACTTGGTTTTTGACAGTTGAGAGAGCTGTTCAGCCAGAAAAACTTAGTGATGTTGCAACATATGAAGTTGTATCTGACCCTAGCACTGGCCAACGTTTGCAAAATGTTAGTGCTGCGGTTGTTATTTCTTTTCTTGTTGACGAATTTTTGAAACATCGAGCTGAACAAAAGAAATTGCTTGAACGTCAAGCTATGCAGAAGAAACCTTTGACACCTTGTTGTGTTGAAGGATGTCACAGCTTTGCATCGCTTTGCCAAAAACACAAGAAAGAAAATGCTGCAAAGAAAGCTGAACAAGAAAAACTTAGTAAGCTTACTGCTGGCATTGCATGTCCAGATGCTCTTGTTGTACCACAGAAAATGAAAATGGAACAACAGAGTGGTGTGTCTGAAATGACACAAGAATACTATGACAGAATCAAATTATGGTATTCTCGTTTGAATGTTTTTGGACACTTTAGACATTCAATTGTGCATTCACGCTACTTTAATTTGTTTGTGTGTTTTGCATATCGAGGCGAAATAATACGAGCTTTGAAACAGCAAACTTGTGCAAATATCACTTTGACTATTTTGTTAATGTGGTTTTTCCCATTTTTTGCTTGGATCTTTTTCCCTCTGTTTCTATTTAATCAATTTGCACTCATTCAACGTGTGCAGACAGATATTATCAATCGTGCAAATGAACAATGCACATGGTCAGTTATGAATAGAAACATTCGTGAATCCAATGTGGTCAAATTTATGGCTTTAGGGGTTGGTGCGACTGCGATCGTTACTTTAGTTCGCACATACAGAAAAATGAAACCACTTTTGTCACAAGGTAGTTTAATGCCTAAAACCATGGAAGATATCACGAATAGGGATAGAGAAGTTAATGTTTGGAATGTAACACATGGCAAGAACAATGCTGAGTGCACGACAGATATTGCACGTTGTACATCGCCAGACCAACTTCAAAGCAAAATTGATAAGAATTTGTTATATGGTTCATTTGAGCATGAAGGATCTGTTTATTGTTTGAATGGATTATTTATTTCATCTAATCTTGTCATTGTACCATATCATTATTTTGCTGAATTACATATCTCGGAAATGGAAGTAACATTTACAAAAGACCTGCCTGGTAAACTTGGACATAGTTTTACGACTCGATTGTCTTTGAAACAGGGTCGTTATATCACAGGTACAGACTTTTGTTTATGTTTTTCTGCTTCTGGTGGATCATATTTTGATATCATCAAACACTTTCCATTAAAGCAATTTGTTTCTCCTTTTCCTTTCAATTTGAGTTATAGACAAAAAACTGGTCAATTTCTTAGAATGGAGGGAAGGAGTAAACCTTGTGAAACATCCAATGGTCCTGCTGTCTTTTTAGGTGGTGAATATACCTACCTATCTGACAATACATTTAATGGACTGTGTGGTGCAACACTAATAAGCAAAGGTGCTGAATGTGTTATTGCTGGTCTTCATTTGGGAGGACGGGCAGGTACACCACGTGGGTGTTATGGAATGTTGACGCAACAACAGATTGTGAGGGAACGTGAGAAATTGCGTGAACTTACAGGTGTTGTTTTGACAGGTTCTGGATGTATGATTCCACGCACACAATACGATGTCAACATTTTCACCAATGAACCAATTCATGAGAAAAGTCCTTTGAATTATGTTCCACAAGATGCACAATTTGAGTATCATGGATCATGTATTGGACGAAGCACAACTCGTAATGAGGTGGAAAAAACTGTCATTTCTGATATCGTAACAAAAGTCACTGGAGTAGAAGATAAATGGGTTCCTCCAAAATTGAACCCTGAATGGTTTGGTTGGCAAAAATGCCTTGAAAATTTGGCAACACCAGGCAAATCATTCCCTGTACATTTGGTACAGAGAGCTGTTGAGGATTATGTCAAGCCTTTGAAACAATTGGTGCTTGATACACCATACTGGCAACAAACTCGTCCGCTTACCATGAAAGAAACATTGAATGGTGTGGATGGTGTGAAATTTATTGACTCAATGAATTTTTCAACAGCTGTTGGATATCCTCTTACAGGTGCGAAAAACAATTACTTGGAAGGAGAAATTGGGGATAAAGTTTTCTCTGATGAAATTATGCAAGTGATTGAAGAAAATAGAGCAAAGTATTTGCGTGGAGAACGCTGTCATACTATTGCAAAAGCATCTAAGAAAATGGAGGTGTTGGATAAAGAGAAATGCCGTATATTTTATGGTAATCCTGTTGCTTTAGTCGTGTTACTGAGACAGTACTTTTTGCCAGTAGCTCGGTTTTTGCAAATGAATCCACTATTATCTGAATGTGCAGTTGGCATT